CGATCCCCGAGGCGATCCCCGGTATGCCGAGTTCCATGTCCCTGCGCTTGACGGTCGTGGTCCGACCGGTGACCCGAATATCTGATGCCTCGGAATCTGTCAAGCCTAAACTGCGCAGGCTTACCGCGTCCCTCATCATCTGGACGATGTAGACCTGGGCTGCGTTATCCTCGACCACGAACTTGGCATCGCCGCCGGCAGCGTTGACCGGGGCGTGCAGCGTTCGGTAAACGTGGACCATGCGCCGGAGGATTTCGGTACCTTCCATGCGCTCGCTCTGGAGGTTCACGAGCTGGCGCTGGGCGCCACGCCCGACCACGGACGCGAACACGGTAAGGTCGTGCGACTCGCCCTTGCGGGTGGCGAGGTCAACGCCCGTCCGCAACTCGATCTGCCCGTGAATCGCATCCCCGTCATCGTCCACCGGCCACCGGTCATACCACGGGCACCGCCCATAACACGAATCCCAGAACTCACGCTTGAACCACTGCTGGCTGTCGGCAATGGCCCGGTTGCGAAACTGCCGGTCATAGGCTGTCTGCCCCATCTCGGCGCGCGCCGCGTCCAGCACCGAACGCGGGTACTTGCCGGGCCACAGTGTATCGCCGTGCCCGCCGCCGTCCTCGGCGTCGAGCCTGACCGACTTCCATGCCTTTTGTTTGGCGAACACGTGCAGGTAGTCATCGTGAAACCATGCCGTGTCGAGAATCCAAATGAACCCGCCTTGCGTGACGCCCGGCACGCCCTTGTAGACGCGGCCCAGCACCTCGTCGCGCACGATGTCGGCGATCTTCTGACGCTGGCGTTCGTTCATCGTGTTGGATGAATCCAGCACGTTGTCCAGGATGATGCCGTGAAGGCGAGAGCCGAGAATCTTGCCGTTGATGCCGTACGCGATCAGCGACGGATCCTTTGTGCCGCGCGGACAGCCGTGAACGCGGATAGAAGTCTCGCCCCATTCGGTGCGCTGGGTCGAGTTGAGGCGCAGCTGCGGGCGCAACTCGGGGAACACCTCGCGCAGCCGCTCGTTGGATTCGATCTCACCACGCACGGCGCCGACCAGCTTTTTCGCGGCGTCCTCACTGGCCCCAACGTACGCGTATTGATGCGCGGGGAACTTCCCAAGCAGCCAGCACAGTTTCATTTTGGTCTGGGTTGACTTGCCGTGCGCGATAGGGAACCAGTAGATCAGGCGGTTGTTTTCGTCCGCATCCTGCGACCACTGGCGATGATGCCACGATTGCTGAATGGGCTCGAAGGTCTCGCTGTCGGTGAAACAGTATTCACAGAACGCGTCATACGAAGCGCGCGCGGCCCTGACTTGCGGTGATGGGACCGCAGATCGCAGGGCCTCGACAAAGTAGCGGTTGATGATCTCTTGCTCAGCGGTGCGCATCACCTCCGCCAGACTCTCCCGTGATCCTGCCGATGATGCGGCCGGCAGTCTCCGCGTCCACCTCGTCTACAATGATCTGCACAATGCGCTCGATGTGACGGCGCGTGCCGTCGCTCAATTCGATTTGGCTGCGGTCGATGAATGCGCCGAGGTGCTTGCCCAGAAGCTCGAATGCCCTGTTGCTGCCGGAGGCGTCAAACTTGTATTCGCCGATGGGCTCTCCATCCTCGTCAAGCACGGGCACGGCAGTCTGGCAGCGCAGGGCATTCTCGCGCAGTCCGCCGATGACGAACGCAAGATCGACCTCGACCTTCTGGGCTACCTTGTTCCGCAAAGATGCTACCAATTCGGTAACCTTGACATTCCTAGACAAACGGCAACCGATTGATTCGGCGTACTTCGGCGCGTACCCGGCCTTGATCGCGGCGTCGGCCTGGCTCATCCCCTTGGCAAGCGCACGGGCGAAATCATCCTGCTGGACAGTCAACCCGTTTGGCAGTCGCTTGCTCACAGCTCATCCCGATTCTTGAGCGTAGAAACGTGGATGGTCGCCGTCTTGCCGTCGACCGTGAAGTCGACCACGACGCGGATGCGGCGGGCAGGGTAGCGTTCGCGAGCGATGAAACGTAGGTCGGGCAGCATGTGGTCGACGCGTCCGCTAAACATCTCTGCCGACTCGCGAGGGAGGCGGTACAGGACGCGCTCGATTGTTGCCAGGGTGCGTTCCGTCGCGAGTGGCATGGTGCGTGCTCCTAGTTCGTGGCCTGCTGCTGTCCGGCCGTGCGTTCTGTCTCGTTGGCGGTGATCTTGGCAAGCAGGGCCTTACCGTCGTCGGACGCTCGGGCTTCAGCGAACGCTGCGGTCAATTCCTCGATGACGTCGCCGGGCAGGATCATGCCGACAAGGATCTTGCGCTGGGGCTTGCCGATGGGAATGATCTTGCCGTACTCGTTTTCGTAGGCGCCGAGCTGGTTCAATTTGCCAGCGGCAAAATCAGACTTCACCATGATCGACTGCGCGATGATGGTGGAGACCTTGAGCATGAGGGTTTCGGTGGCGGTATAGTCGATCACGTCTCGAATCCTCCCACGTTAGCTTGATTCACCGCGCCGCCAAGGCCAACCGACTTAGCTCCCGAAGCGTCCGTGCGGGACGGTGGCCAGGGACGGCGGCGCGGTGAAACCTTTCGTCCTACCTAAACACGACGGCCAGCCGGTCGCCGTTGGGGATGCACTCGGAGGTGCGCTTGAGCCGGATGGACCCGACTGCCCCGTCCTCGTCCTGTCGTGGCACGATGACGGTGTGCACATTGGCCGTGATGTCCGTGAAGATGGTTTGTCCCATAACCTCAAGCGCGACGTGTTCGGTCGCGCGAGGCAGAAAGCCCAGAAACGTCCGGTCCGGCGACATCGACAAATCGGCGCCGAATCTGATTTCAGTTCCGGTTGAAGGGAACGAAATCCCCCCGGGCGTTCCGGTGTGCACGCGCGGTCTGTCGAAGCTGATCGCCGCCAGCCGCCGCATGTCCCGCCGACGCTTGACGCGCTTCGCCGTCTCCCGCCCGAGTTTCCCCATGCCGTCGCCCACGAGCCACGCCAGCACCGCGAACCAGAACAACTCCCAGCCGGTCATGATTCGATCCTCCTGATTTGGACGATGACGTGACCATCATGCGGCACAACCGCCCCGCGGATCAAGTGCAATTCGTCGATCTGGGAATCGTCGTCCCATACGTGCGAGTGAGTCAAGGCATCGCATGCCGCCTTGGCGAAATTGTCCAGGTCGCGCTCGCGCTTGTCCGGAGCGTGCATCGTGATCGTGACCGCCAGCCGTGCATCGCCGAACTTCTGCTTGCCGTAGCAGGCGAGGGCGGCCCGGAAGCGGAAGGCTCGAGCCTCGGCGCTGAGAATCTGCGTCACACCCTTGCCGCGGGGGATGGCCCGCCAGTAGCCGTTGACGCTTGGGGGCCAGGGGAGGCGGATGGTTGTCATTTCCAAATCCCAATCGGTTCCGCCGCCTTGGCGATCATGTTGCTGCCGACGGCCGGCGGATTGTTGCGCGCTGCCCGCTGGCGGTCGAGGTCGTGCGCGTACTCGCCAAGCCGCTGGAGGATGTACGGCAGGTCATCGCTCGCGAAGTTGTCGGGGTCAACCTTGCTGCCGTCATAGATGCTGATGATCCACGACGTGAACGCCTCTTGCGAGAAATCATCCTGCGGGAACTTGTCCCAGGTGCCCAGACCATGAGCCCGGAACCACTGCACGAGGTGACGCCGGACGCGGGACCGGCAGCCATTCCAGACGGCGCGATCGGACTTGCGCAGGTCGAGCATGATGTTCCGCACGCTGGCGCCGTCGTACATGGTCAGGGCTGTCTCGATGGGTCCAAATGCCGCATCGATTTCCGCTTTGCGGGGGTTCGGGTCGATCTTCTTTTCGGCTCTGCCGTAGTCGCTCACGTCAGCCTCCGTACGTCGCCGCGGGCGCGTGTTTTTTGATGATGTCCAGAATGTTCCGCATGCGTGCGGCTTTCTCAGGATCCTCGGGTTCGGCGGTGCTGGCGGCCCCCGCGCCGGCCTCGTCCAGGTACCGGTCGAAGTTGGCCGGCCGGAACGGCGTGGTCTTGTCGATCCGCTGGCGCCACTCCGGGGACCAGGTGGCCCAGAGGTGGTCGATGACCTGCTTGCATTCGGCGACGGTGGCCCCTCGCTTGAGGGCGCCCTCGATCATGGCGTTGCCCTTGTCGTGGGAATGGCGCTTACCGGTAACCTGATTCAGGTGGTCGATGATGGCGATGAGGTCCGGGGTTGGGATCCCCGATCGAACCGGGCTCGCGCCCCCCCGCTTGCGGGGGGATTCGCCTGAGAGGCATGATGGGCTTGAAGGGCTTGAGGGTATGAAAGGCATGAGAGGCATGAGCGACATCTCACCACATTCAATGACATTACCGGTAATGTAATTACATTTCAACACAGATTTGGCCTCGTTCGGGTGTATGTGCTGGTATTTCATAAAGTTAATGATGTGAATGCAGGTATACTTATCGCCGTTTGACGACGAAAGAAGCTCAATCAGGCCGGAAAGCGCCAGCGATTCGATCCCCTTTGCGATCACGGAAATTGTCGTTTTTTCGTCGAGGGGGAACGCATCGGCCTTGATTCTGTCGGCCCTATTCAACACCAGACCCTCGCGGTCGGCCGCCCCCCACAGGGCGATGAACAAAATGCGCTCGAAGTAATCCAGATTGGAGATGTCGAGCGACCGCCAGAAGTCTTGATGGATTTCACGCTTCCGCATCAAGGCACCCCCAGCGCTCGCCGCGAACAATCCTGCTAACCTGAATCTGGCTTATTCCAAACGCCGAAGCGATCTCCGACTGCTTCAAGTGGCGCGATCGACCCATAGACCGGATCAACCGGGCCTCACTGGAGGATATCTTTGCTCCTGGATTCTTTTCCCCGTAAAGCTGACGGCCCTTGGCAGCCTTATCGGCGGCGTTGTCGGCATGCGATCCAGAAAACAGGTGCGCGTGGTTAACGCATGCCGGGTTGTCGCATGTGTGTAAAACACATTCCGTCGCCCCAATCCCGCCACGCGATATGGCATACGCTAGCCTGTGGGCGAAGACCGTCCTGCCCCAAATCCAAACCCTTCCATACCCCCATCTGTCTTTTGCCCCGGACCACTCAATGCAATCTCCGGTCGAAGACGGGCGAATATGTGCCAGCATCTTGGAATGCGCTTCCGCAGCGTCTGGCGCCGAAAGACAGCAAAGGTCTTTTTTCACGACTCACCGCCGGCCTTGACCGACTCCCGATCCATCTTCGCCCGGTTCATCTCAGCATGCCGCCGCCGAATCTCAAGACTCTTGGCGCGCGCACATACTTTACAGTACCCCTGCCGTCCGGTATGCGACCCGAGACAGACAGAAAACTGCTCGGGCGCCTTCTTCTTTTTGCACCGGCCGCACCTGATTCGGTCATCCATGTTCAAACCTCCGGCGGCATAGTCGCGGACCGCTGCGCGCTCGTCAATGGAAATAAACAAATCGCCACCATTATTTTTCTTCCCCCGCCAACTCCACCACCGCCCGCCTCAATTTCTCATTCTCCCGCTCGATCTTCGTGATGTACCGCATCGCCATCGTGAGCGCCTTGCTGGCGTCGTTCAGCGCGTCCCTGGTGACGTCCAGCTCGACGCCGATGTTGTGGTTGGCCTCGCGTAGCGCGCCGGTGATTGCGCGGCGCTCGAGGGCGCTCATGGCCTGCCAACGATCCGATACTGATCGAAGTGCGTCGGCCGGCCGAACCGGTTCACGGCGTCGACGCGGGTGTTGCGGAATCGGTAACCCTTGGCTTTGAGTTCAAAGATGCGGGTGCCGAGTTGGGTGATCCCATACAGGCGGTATGCGTCGAATGAGGTGATGAACTTGTGGGCGGCGATGTGGGACACGACGTGTGTCTGCTGTGGGGTAAGGTGGAGTTTCGACATGGATCCCTCCCGGAGTGATGGTGGCCGCTACCGGGTGATAGCGGCCACCGGTTGATGCCTACTTGAGCCCCGCCTTAGCCAGCCGCCCGATCAAGTGAATCTGCGCGAGGTCGTCATCGTCGATCCCGAACGACCACGGGTACTCGTCGACGATCTCGACGATGCGCAGGAGGGCTTCGGAAGCCGAGCGGATGGCTTCCTGCGCGACAGGCGCCGAGGTCGGGGCCATCGTGATCCGCGCCCCGACCGGCTCGGGAGCGGGTGCCGGGGGCGCCGCCTTGGCCGCCTCCGCATCCGCCTTGGCCCGCTCCGCCGCCTCCCGCCGCAACCGATCGGCGTCCGCCTTGGCCGTCTCGTTCGCCACCGCCCCCGCGTGCATCTCCCTCAGCTCCTTGACGGCGGTCATCTTGGCCACGGCCGCGTCGTCCTGGTACTCGCAGAACAGGTCGTCGATCACCACAGCCTCGACCTTTTCGATCATCGACTTGATCTCACCGCTGGTAGCTCCCCACGGCGGCCGGCGGGTCATGGCGTCGATGCGGGCGGTGATCGCTGCTTTGCGCTCTGCCTCGATCCGGGCCGCCTTGCCTTCCTCGTCAGCGATCATCTGGGCCAGCGGCGTCAACATGGCGTTGACCGGCTCGCTGATCCGCTTGGCCTCGCTGTCGATCAGCCGCCCGTAGTCGAGCGACTCCTGCTTGGCCGCCTTGCGCGAGGCTTCAAGCTTCTTGAGATAGCCCTTGATGTCGGACGCGTCGGCCTTCGCCACGGCCAGCCCGTCAGGGGTCGACACGTCGTAGACCTTGGCCCCGAACGTGGCGACGGCCCGGATCATCGACTGCTGAATCTCCGTGAACGCCGGGACGGCAGACAGTTGCACGGTGAACGCCGTGCCCTCGTTGGTATCGTCAGTCATGGCTCGTGGCCTCCTGCCGCGCCTCGACCACGAGCAGCAGCTCGCGCAGGCGGGCGGTATCGAGGTTCTTGATGGCGACGGAAACGCTCGATTTCTCGGCGGCCGTCATGAGGTTGCGCATCTCCTTGGCCCGCTCGCGCAGGTCGGCAAGGTCCACCTCGCCGATCGAGTGCGGGGCGAAGCCCATTCCGAGCAGGTCATCGGCGAGAGTTGAGGGCGCACCCTGGCCTGCCGGGATTGCTTCGGCAGGTGAGGCGGCTTCAACAGCAGCCGCGGCGGGTGCGCCCTCTGGGGCGTTGGCGGCGAAGTAGTCGGCGTAGACTTGCCAGCCGCCGACCTTCGGCATGGGGATCTCGGGCGGGATTTCCAGCCGCGACTTGGCGACGAACGCGGGGCGCTCCTGCGTGTATATCACGCGCTGGCCCGACCCGATGCCAAGCGTGCGCCTGCCGTCCTCGAGCTTGCGAACGTTCGCGATGTAGTTGGCGAACAGCAGTTCATCGGTCCAGTGCACGACCTCGGCCGCTGCCTTCTTGTGGAGTTGCAGCGAGTACCGATCATAGGCGTCGTTCTGCGGATCCTCGAACCGCTCGACCTTGGCGTGCGCGATGAGGATGATGGTCATGCCGCGCACGTCGCGGATCTTGTCCAGCACGTACAGCACCTTGCGCCAGTCGGTGACGGCCGCATCGTAGCCCTTGCCGTAGCCGATTTCGCCGATGTTGTCCTTGCCCGCGGCGCTGGCGATGACACCCCAAATGAGGGGTTCCATCTGGTCCAGCGAGTCGATGACCAGCGTGCGGTAGTCGTGTTCCTCCGTGAACACCATGCGCATCTGCGCTTGCACGTCGGCCAGCGACCGGCACAGCGGCAGGCGGTCGACGCCGATGTCGTTGTTGCCGTCTTCGGTCTGAATGAAGATCGGCTTCGGTGCGCCCGCAGCCCAGGTGCCCTTGCCGATACCGCCGACGCCGTACAGCACGATCCTGCGCGGCGCGGCGGTCGTTCCCTGAATCAGTCCCTTGAGCATGTTGTCAACCTCTCCCGTGGTTGGTGGTGGTGGTCAGGTCAGATCAAAATGGGAGGTCCGAGTCGTCGAACGGATCGCCGCCCTGCTTCTGCTTCGGCTTCGGCGCCCGCGGCGCGCTGATCGCCTCGCCGTCGTGCGCGTAGTTCTGGATCCGATTGTAGTCCTGATCGTCGATGTACACCGACACGCGCAGGGTCTTGTTCATGAAGTCGGTGTCAGCCTGCGGGGTCGGCAGGTCGATGGCCCGGCAGATCGACGACAGCTCGGCCTGCGCGATCTCGACGGCCTTCGGGTTGTTGTTCACCATGTTGAGGCGGGTCCACAGGTAGCGGCCCTTGCAGTCGCCGTCCAGGATCTCGAATTGCAGGACGAACATCTCGCCGCCCTTTTTCGTGGCCTGCCACTTGGCATCCATGATGACGACGTTGTAAATGCCGTCGGGCACCGGCGACCGATCGCCGAGCGGCTTGACGTTGCGGGCGTCGAATCCTCCGAAGTTTCCCATGTCAGTCCTCCGTCTTGCGGTTGACCCAAGCCGCGACGGCCTCGGGTGCGTACTGGATGAGGCCGTTGGACAGCTTGATGAACGCCGGCCCGCGCTTCGTGTGCCGCCAGTTGGCGAGGGTCTGGACGCTGCGCCCGAGCACCGCAGCTGCTTCGCGGGGGGTCAGCATTTCGGGTTCCATGGCGGTTCCTTCCGTTGGTGGTGGTCAAGGTTCAACAGCCCGCAAGATACCGTTACGGCCGGTATACCGTCAAGCGTTTTGTTTTGCCTATTTTCAAGGTGTCGGCCCGGTAGCATACGTTATGCCAGTATTACCGATCGGCCCTAATTTAGCGCCGGGTTTATTTTCACCACTGGAGAATATTTCAGTTGATCGGCGGGGTATGATTGCCGATAATATTCCTGTCGCTGGCGTGGGGCTGGCGGCGAACCGGGAGGAAGAAATTGCGCCACTACACCAAAGCCGCCGCCCTGTCCGACCCGCGCACCCCCGCGTGCGTGCGCGAGGCACTCGCCGAGATGGACGATACCCTGCTGATCATGCTCGTGATCGCGCCGCGCCCGGCCACCGGCCAGCACCGCGTCGGCATCTGGCTGGACGGCACAGACGAGGCGGGCGACCCGACAGAGTTCTACGTCATCGACGATCAGGGCGCGATGGGCGGCACCGTGCAGCACACGGCCAGGGGCAGCGCGTTCGTGAAGCTCGATCACATCGACAGCACGTTGTTTCTGGGCTTCGCGGTGGTCGAGTCGATGTTGTGGGATGCGGCTGATGAGGTCGCGCTATGACCCCCTACCAGCAGAAGATCACCAACGTCATCAACGGCTACGGCGTCGGCTGTCTGGTCGAGGTCCGTCTGGTCGAGGCGTGGATGAGGTGCCTCGCTACCGAGGCAAAGCCCCTGCCGGAGATCCCCGGCATCCGTGAGATTCAGCCGGCCTTGTTGGCCATTTCCAAGCATCCCCGCGTTGACAGCGAGGTGCTGGCTAGGAGTTATGGGCTGTGAAATACGATGAGTTTAT